ATTGGGTGATTTCTTATTCAATGAATACAACAGATACGGCAAATCTTTAACAGAAACTCTTGCAGGGCCGGGATTTGGTACAGCTAGTGAAGTTGCTGCCATTTTCTCAAGTCTTGTTAGGGGGGATTTTGAAGGCACTGGCAAGAAAGCATTTGATGGTGCTAGAGGATTAATACCCAATCTATTCTACACTGATACAGCTATGCAGTATTTGTTCTTATACGGTTTAAGTGAGCAAATAAGTCCCGGATTCATGTCCAAGATGGAACGCAATCTCAAGAAAAACACAGGGCAAACATACTTTTTACCACCTAGCCAAAACGCTATAAGGTTTTAATTTGTATCTTTTTAGGGTAAAATACCACCAAGGAGTCTGGTATGACAGTTAGTAGCACCAACACAAAGAATAGCTATAATGGCGATGGTTCAACCACCGTCTTTGCTTACACGTTCAAAATCTTTGATGACGATGACATCATTGTTATCCTCCGTACTGATGCTACTGGCGGTGAAACTGTCCAGACTAAAGGCACACATTACAGCGTGTCAGGCGTTGGCGATGCTGGTGGCGGAAACATTACTTTTGTAACTGCCCCTGCAAGCGGAATCACCGTTGTTCTTATCCGGGCAACCGTACAGACACAAACTACTGACTACACTCCTAACGACCCATTCCCTGCTGCTAGTCACGAAGATGCTTTAGATAGACTAACCTTGATGGTTCAAGACCAACAGGAAGAGCTAGACCGTGCGATTAAAGTGTCTCGCACAAACACTATTAGCACATCCGAATTTACCATTGGCCCTAGTGACCGTGCTAACAAAGTATTTGCCTTCGATGCTAACGGTGACTTCTCTGTTACCCAAGAGATTGGCACATACAAAGGCACGGATACTACCACAACAACATCTGCGTATAGTGCGCGAGACATTGTTAAGTCCACCACCGCAGCACAGCTAGGCAATGTCTATATTGCGACACAAAATAGCCCAGCAGGGACATTGCTAACTAACACGACTTACTGGCAGTTACTTATTGATGCGGTTGCTGCGGCTACATCAGCGGCAGCAGCGGCATCTAGCGCAACAGACGCCGAGACTGCACAGACAGCGGCAGAGGCTGCTCAAGCAGCGGCTGAAACCGCACAGGCTAACGCTGAAACGGCTGAGACAAATGCGGAGACAGCAGAAACCAATGCTGAAACTGCTCAAGCGGCAGCCGAGGCAGCACAGGCAGCGGCTGAAACAGCAGAAACAAATGCCGCAACATCCGAGACAAACGCTGCCACATCAGCATCGGCTAGTGCAACATCAGCCACGGCATCGGCTTCTAGTGCAACAGCGGCTGCTTCATCAGCTACGGCTGCGGCTGCATCTGAATCCGCTGCGGCAACAAGTGAGACTAACGCTGCGACTAGCGCAAGTAATGCTGCAACTAGTGAAACTAATGCGGCAACTAGCGAGAGCAACGCCTCGACATCTGCGTCAAATGCGGCGACATCTGCCTCTAATGCCTCGACAAGCGAGACTAATGCGGCATCATCCGCTACTGCTGCGGCGGCTTCTCAGGTAGCGGCGGCGGCTAGTGCGGCTAGTGCGGCATCAGCCTTCGACAACTTTGATGACACTTACCTTGGCGCAAAAGCAAGTGACCCAACGGTGGACAATGATGGCGACCCATTAACCCAAGGCGATTTGTACTTTAATACCACAGCTAATGAGATGCGTGTGTATGACGGTGGTAGCTGGATTGCGGCTTCATCGGCTGGCGGTGCTTCACTGCTAATGTATGAGTACACAGCAACCTCAGGTCAGACGACATTCTCTGGTTCTGACGACAACGCTAATACACTCAGCTACACCATTGACAACATCATCGTAACTCTTAACGGTGTTGTTCTTGACCCTGACGATTACACAGCAACAAGCGGCACAAGCATTGTTCTTGGCACTGGTGCGGCTCTGAATGACGAGCTTAATGTGGTTGCGTTCAAATCCTTCACTACTGCGGATATGGTGTCTGCTACTAATGGCGGTACTTTTGGTAATGACATTACTGTCACTGGCACTGTGACGGCTGATGGGCTGACTGTTCAAAACACTGCCGCTTCAAACGCACAAATCGTTATTGAAAACACATCTGCGGCAACTAGCACTGACTACAAAATTGTTGCTGGAAAAGTAGGCGTTAGCAATGAAGGTTTTAGCATCTATGACAGCGCAAACGCTACGACAGCGTATTACATAGATAGCACTGGTAACCACGAGTTTCTTGGCGGCAACGTGGGCATTGGGACGAGTTCGCCGTCAACCACCTTTCACGTCAACAGTGGTACTGTAAATAGCACTGCACTTTTTCAAAGCGAAGACAGCGTTGCTAGTATTTATCTTATAGATAGCAACACTACAGGCGGTGTTTCAGCTTCACACGGTATGCTTACAACTGGAGACGAATTAACAATTCGTGGAATTGACCACATAGCTTTTGACACAGGCACTACAGAACGTATGCGCATCGACAGTAGTGGCAACGTTGGCATTGGCAAAACGCCTAGCACTGCCCTAGATGTTAACGGCACAGTAACAGCCACAGCATTTAGCGGTGACGGCTCTGGGCTAACTGGGGTATCTGCTGGCGGCGGTACTTACAAGGGTGAGAATGGTGAGGTTAATGCTGGCGGTGGTGACATCTTCAGGGTGCATCAGAAACAATTAGACACCAGCGTCACGATTGATGGCGATGAAAATGCGCTTTGCGCTGGCCCACTAACACTAGCAACTGGGGTAACAGTTACGGTTACATCTGGTGGAACATTGGTGATAGCATGAGTACATTACGAGCAGATACAATCCAGAACACATCGGGCGGTGCAGTCACGCTGACTAATCAGAGTGCGACTAAACATTGGGTAAATATGGATGCTGGCACAACAATTAATGACAGCTTTAACACCGCTTCTATTACAGACAACGGCACAGGTGACCACGCCAGCACAATGACAAATGCTATGGTTAACAGTGATTATGTTGTAAGTGGCTCTAATATTAGTTCACCTACTAACGTTAGCGGTGAATTTTTTATTGATGCTAGACGCACCCACACTACAACAACCTATTCTTTCAAAACCAGACACAATGGCGGCACTTATTATGACAATGATAGAAACGGATTGCATCTAAGCGGAGACCTAGCATGAGTACCATTCTAGTTGACAATCTCACAGGCAAGACCTCTGCTGGCTCTATTACGGTGACGAGCGAGGGCGGTGCGGCTACTCAGTCCTTGCAACAGGGGTTGTCGAAGGCTTGGTTTAGTATGAACGAAGCTACACCAGTATTTAATGATAGTTTTAACTTTGCATCTATTACTGATAATGCTACTGGCGATAAGACTGTATCATTTACTTCTAGTATGGGCAATGCTAATTATAGTGTGTCTCAATCTAATGCTAATAGTGGCACAGACTACACACGAGGTACTGGTGGTGCGTATGACCACACAGTATCTGCAAGCAGTTACAGGTACTATAGTTGCGGTGGGTCATCAGCGTCTAGTAATGGCTATCTGCGTGATGATACTCGCATGAAACAAATGTATATTGGAGACCTCGCCTAATGACAACGACACCTGATTTCAAAGGCACTCACCTGTTTGACCGACTATGCTGGGCTAAGGAAAACCTAGACGGTGTGCAGTCTGACTATCGTGTTGTCTATGAGGACAGCGTGGACGAGTGCGCTAAGATACTTGTGCCTGACCCGAACTGGATGGCTTGCGCTTTACAAGGCGGCATCCTACCACCAGTGTGGGTCTACCATGAGTTGGCAAAAGACGAAGCACAACCTGATTTTAAGAAGCATACTCGCGGCTATTTACTGCATGAGACAGAGCCAATGCCAGCGATGAAAGAAGAAGAAGCTA